TCCCCTACAAGGGAAGCCTTCCACTTTTGCGCCGAGAGGCGTTATTTTAAGGAGACATGGTATGTCTCAGATTGGAGGACCAATGCTGTTAGTTCCTGGTGCTACTAAGACCAAGACTACAGGTACTGTTAATAAGACTGTTGTTTTACCTATATCGCAGAACTTCCTTACGTCCGACAACTCAGTGTTGTTGAATTTCGGGGGCGACACGATAACGGTAGACAGTAAGAACAGTACAATAGTATACACAACTAAGACCAAGGCAAATCGCCATCAGTCCAACGTGTGTATGCATTCAAAGGTAAGAACGTATCTAGCTGGTGATGGCACTACCCGTGTTCGCACGGATCATGCCTCACCGCCTGCTGGTGCACCAAATTATTATTTGGTCAACACGCAGAATGCTAGCGCGCTCTCTCTCCATTCCAATGCCGTTGTTACAGCCAAAGCAGCTTTAGGCGGATCTTTTGATTCCGACTATCTGCGAGGCAACGGTCAGGGTCTCATTAACCTAGCGGTTAGTGATTTACGCCCTGATTTAACAACACTGAGTGTTCCCAATTTCTTTTTAGAATTGGACGACATTCCCAGGTTGTTTCAACTTTGGAAGAAAAATCTGAGTGTAGCTAAAAACGTAGCGGGTGCCAATCTAAATGTCAACTTCGGCTGGAAACCCTTCTTGGGGGACCTTCAAAAGATTGTCAATATTTTGGATACCACTCGTCGGGAAATAGCTGCGTTCGAGAAATCATGCAATCAGATCTTTCATAGATCTAAAGTCATGGTTTCTGAAGCAACCAATGTATCGGGCGGCAATCAGTATTTGGCCGAAACTCGCACAGAGTGGCGAGCCGACCTAACGCGGACTGTCGAAGCTCATTTAGTCTATCGAGCTGTCCCTCCTGGACAGCTTAAAGGACTAAAGAAAACCCTCGCGACTCTAGCCGAGTCGTTGGGTTTTGAGCTCAACCCTAGGATCATTTGGGATGCATTGCCATTTAGCTTCATACTCGATTGGTTTTTCGATGTAGGAAGCTTCTTGAATATGTACCGAATTGATACCTATAAGTTGCCGATCGTTTATGTTGATAGTTATCTTCAATATAAACAAACCCTTAAAATAGAGTCCAATACTCAGATCTGCTACGGTCGTAGCGATTTTAGTCCTTGGCCTCGTAGCCAAGCTGTAGTGGGGACATACGATTATTTTCATCGTATGCCCATACTACCAGACTATACCACGTTAAGTGGCCTAGGATGGAAACAGCCAACTACAAAACAGATTGTGCTATTGCTCAGTCTGGCCACTGTCCTCAAGAAGTAGGAAGATCTTCTTTACCTACGCCTAACACTGTTTACAGTTCTTTAGGTTTTCTTGTGGATTTCGCCGTTAGCAATAACGGACACTCTAAATTCATCTTATTTTTGATGAATTTTCATCCCTTTTGAGGGGGAGAGCTTATGGCTCTAGGCAGTTCACTCACGCTTTCACCGGATACGGCCACGGATGTGGATACGAATACAGTAGCATTCGCACTCCGTGCGTCGGACCTCGGTAGATCTGAATTCTCCGTTGCGGGATTAACACTCCCCGCGGAGAAAAAGATTATTGTTTCTCACGAGACAATGAAAGACGGTGCACAGCGACACTTGGTGCGTTACGATCAAACGGTCGTGGACGCAAACCTTGTGCCGGCGACACCATCAGTTTATCTGGTGATCCACCGCCCAGCCAATACGGCTGTCACGGCGGCCATCTTGATTGCGATGGTCAATTCTCTTATTGACTTTCTCATTGAAGGTGGCTCGAACGCCAATGTGACCGCCGTCCTGAATAACGAAACTTAACAAGTTTCGATCTATCAGGTTTGTAGCGACCTTTCGCTGGCTGTTCGGTCTGTGAAGGGTGTTATTGACTAGAGTTAGCCCTAGGAGCTCTTCGGAGATCGATCGATGAATATCGGTGATCTGAAAAGCCATTGTCTTTTGTGGACAATCCTAGCGCGTAACCAACGCTACTCGCACTTAGTAGATGAACGGGATATACAAACCGTGATCGAACGATGCGGCCAAGAGGGATTGTCATTTTTAACGATTGCTCTACCATCTATTGGACGGGCACTTGATAGATTTCATTCCACAAAGGAATGGAAACCTCCAATGGCTTTCTCCAAAAGAGAAGTCGATGGATTGCCTCTACCTATTTTTCTGGGTAGAGCTGTCAAGCTTGCGTTAGAAGGTGATACCCTCGCCGTGGATTGCGTCCGACAACTGTCGTACGTCTTCTATAAACTGGAGGTTCCTTATGATAAAGTCCTTGTTGAAGATTTTCTTTGTCAGTTTATTCAGACTGATAAAGATCTTCTTCGAAGTAGCAGTGGACCTTTCGAAAAATACCCGAAAGATCAGCTGAGACTTGGGATGAAGCGTCTCATCGCTAGGATTTTGTGTAATACTAATCCTCTCGATATACGCCCAACCCACGCTGGCGGTGCAACCGCCTGCAGGACCAAAAATCAGGATAAATGGCACAAGCTTAGGTACTATCCGAAGCTTGATGCTGTCTACCCGTATTCCGATTATTTCTTCTTTAATCATAGTCATCTTGTAGATGAGTATGATAAATTAGAGTTATCGGAAACTAAGGATCCAATGGCACGTGTTTGTTTAGTGCCAAAGGACTCGAGAGGTCCTAGAGTTATTTCTTGCGAACCTGCTGAATTAATGTATATTCAGAAAGGTCAACAGCGATATCTCTATAACCATATCGAGACCCATTATCTTACCCGTGGTTATGTGAATTTCACACACCAAGGTTATAATCGGGCCTTAGCCAAACTCGGAAGCGAGAATGGTTTTTGGGCCACGATTGACCTGAAGGAAGCGTCTGATAGAGTATCTCTCGATCTCGTTCGGCAAGTTTTTCCTGCTGATTGGGTTCGAGCTCTCGAAGCAAGTCGCTCAGAGAGGACGCTACTCCCTAATGGTAAGATAGTAGAACTCAACAAGTTCGCCCCTATGGGTAGTGCTTGTTGTTTTCCAGTTGAAGCGCTCATCTTTTTTGCATGCGCGTGGGCAAAACTACGTGAACTTGGGGTCCGAAAACCTGAAGTTTACGTGTACGGAGACGACATCATAGTCGCCTCACAGTACTGTGAGGTGGTTATGGAAGCTCTGGAATCGATTGATCTTGTTGTCAATCGAGAAAAGAGCTTCTATTCAGGTCCTTTTCGAGAATCCTGCGGTGGTGATTATCACTTAGGTGAAAACGTCACACCCGTAAGAGTTCGGAAAGTCCTGAATAAGTCTCACACTAACCTACTAGTTGGCGCGGACTTATGCAATAATATAATTGCAAAGTTTGGCTACGATTCATCCTTGAGATTTATCGATTATATCGAAAATCTTATTGATTATCGTTTTCCTCGAACCCAATTGCCCATTCCTGGGACAATTCGGTGTAATACGAGTGCCAGCAACGATGTTTTCTTCCACGCTAGGTTTAACAAAGCCTTGCAAAGAAGAGAATATCGCATCCTCCAGCCGATTACCCGGGCATTCGCCCTGCGTAAACCAGACTGGAACGAGCTCCTTAGAAAAGAGCTAGCTGTTGGATGTCGTAGTAGAGTTACCGGAGATTGGTTCGATCAGGCGGCTGATGAAGAAATTCATCAGACTGTCGGGATTTGGGCTTCTGACAAGAAGCTCTCTTCCGTCGGGCTGAAACCCGGAGAGTATGTGCCCGGCCAGGGCATACGTACTTCCTGGTCATGGGTTTGGCTAGGTTAGCCAACCTTGGAGTTTGTTAGTATCCCCTAACGGGGAAACTAACATCCTTTGGAGAGGGCGTGGTTTCAATCGTAAGATTGGAATTTACGGCTGGGCTTACGCCCTC